ACCATCTCCACCAGCACCACCAGCACATTCCATTACTATATCATATGCATTTGCTGGCACACCAACCGAACCTGAAGTATGAGTATGTTGAACTGGTGCTGTAGAAGTATCGTTAATTGTTATTGTTCTTGTAGTTCCTAAAACATTTGTATATTGCGATTCAGAATATATTTTAATTACAAATTGTTCTGTACCTTCAGTTGCTGAATCATTTGCCATAGTAATATTAATTTGTGCGGCATTACTACTAACAGTAACGGATCCAGAAAACGCACTAAAGTCAGATGCATTTACCGTACCAGTAATTGATATAACTTTCCAATACAATACTGTACCATCACCAGAATCTACAGTAGTAATATCTACTTGCAGTTGTTGTCCCTCATTAAATGATGTTGCACTTTCAGTTATTGAGGAAATAACACCAGCAACATATATGTCTTCTGTTGGAGACATAGTTGGTTCACTGTAACTAGCAGTAACAGGAGATCCAAGTGGTAGTCCATTATTACCTCCTAAAATATTAGGAGTACTACCACTCTGTTGAGTATGATTAAAAGAACTATTCGTGAATCCACCACTCCAATCACTAACAGTTAAATCACCATAAGTTCCAATAAACTCACCATTAGTTGGCAATTTAGCAACACCAGCATAGTCTTCATTAACAACATTAAAATTAATCCACATGCTATCATTACTATCAATGGTTATCTTAGTAACATAAAGGGGTTCATTAGTCCATTCAAGAAATCTTGACCATACTACACTACCACTAGAATTATACTTTATAATAATTCCACATGCTGTTGTTCCTGGATTCGGTGAATGTCCAACAGCGTAAATATTTCCTTCAGAATCTCCTGCTACATCACGAAACTGTCCTTGATAAGATCCATCACTAGTATTATTAATATTCCTAGCTCTTCTTGCCCATATAACCCCTTGATTACCACTGCCAGAATATGTTCCAAGTTTAAGTATAACAGGATCACCAGCAAAAGAATTATCAGTTTGCCTCAAACCTACAATATAATAGTTACCATCAATATAATCTATTCCTCTACAAGTAGCAGCACCACCTGAATTATAAAAAACAAATAATTGTTCGAGTGAATTGTCCGATTTAGTAACTACCCACCAATTATCATTATTAGTTTGAGAATTGTTTACAAATCCACAAGCATGATTTCCTTGACTAGTCTTACCAAATCCACTTATACCAAAAGAGATTAGGTTGTCAAATGCTTCAGTACTATTAGAATTAATCTCACCAGTAGATGCACTAAATCCCAGAGAGAATCTATAACCAGATCCATTATAAAACTTATAAGTTAACTCATTCCCAGATAGTACAAGAGATCCATATCCAACACCACCATCACCAAAAGCTAGATCACTATTCGGAAATCCTCCAAAGCTTCTATGAGTATTTCGTTTAGAATATACAACATTATCCGATGAATCCCATTTAATAATTCTACCATTACCAAGAGAAGCATAGAGATTATCTGAATTATCAATCGCTATATCAGTAACAGTTAAAGCATAACCACTACTATCACGCCATGTTTTTGTTGCTAAAATATTACCATCAGGATCTATCCTATGAAAGAAATGATAATTGCCTGTTGATGTTCCAGAAACTATAATATTTCCAGAACTATCAAAAAGATGATCATCAAATTTATAACCTGGTGCAGGTGTAGCATTATTATCATATAATATATTAAACCAATAATTTTCAGGAATACTACCTGCAGAAACCATTAGTAACATTTGTTGAACTAACATATTATGTTAATCCACCACCAGATATTACAAAGGTATTACTTGCAACGCACAGCACAGTAGCAACTCCTTTTTGTGCTAAAGTTCTATCTCCTGTTGTAGCGGTTCCCACCAAATACATTGTGACACTAGTACCTTGAGTAATGGTTATATTAGAAGTGCTACTATTATAAATTGTAATTGCATCACCAACCTTAAAAGTATTTTGAACTACAGTTACTGCAGCACTAGCATCAATTAATGTACCAATATCAGAAGCATCTAAATTATATGAACTAGTTTGCGATGATGCTGAAAATTCTTGACCAATAATAAGTCTACCGCCCATATTAGAGTGAGCAGTGCATTGATAGAATAAAACATTAGGTGCATCATGAGGAACATCAAATATAATGTCTGTAGGTGCGGAACCATCATTATTAGTTACACCAACATTGTATGCAGTTCCTGCAGATCCATTAGGAGTAGCTTGAATTCTAAAAGGATGTCCTGAAGATCTATTATGAAAAATATATTTCTGACCTCTAACAAGATTTAAATCTGGATCATTTACTGTACCATTTAAACCTGGTCCCTGAAAAGTGTAGTGATCAGTTGTATCATTACCAATTACCCAACCAGATAAAGCACCACTAAATTCAGTAGCAGTACAAGTTCCACCTATTGATACGTCAGTGCTTATTGCAACATTAACAGCATTTAAGTTTATATTATTTGGACTTGTAATTGTTGGTGTACCAGATGCTCCAATTAAATTAAATTTCCTTACACCAAAACCTTTATCTGCCATTGTATTTTTTACCTATTTAGATTAAGAGATAGACATTCCACTAATGGATGCCTGTCCATTATTAGCGAATGGATTGTATAAAATTCTACGAGGAGAACTCTTCAAACTATAAGTATTACCCCAGTAATTTGAATCAGTAGAACCATTACTTTGATATGGATCATAAAAATCTGTCGAAGGAACTTCTACAGAACCATGAGTTAATAACCATTTCCTAGCTTCTGCTCTTGTAGCTTGTGGTTGAGATTCCAAATACAATGCCATTACACCACATACTTGAGGTGTTGCCATACTAGTTCCACTTATAGCATAATTATAAAATGAATTATTTCTAGGATCCTGATATCCAGCATCATATGGACTAAGGATATTATGACCACCAGCCCAAACGTCAATAGCAGGTCCTCTATTACTAAAAGAAGAACATCTTTCTTGGGATCCAGATTGTCTACTAACATCTATAGATCCAACAACAATTGCAGCATCATCTTTATCTTGATGTGTAATTCCAGGAGTTCCACCCCTATTGTAGTAACTTAAGTATCCAGAACTATAATAAAAAGTACCAGAAGTTACTTCATTCATATAATCTTTTCCACCTGGATAATCTTGCTTATCATCTGAATTTCCAGCAGCAAAACACCATACAATATCCTTACAATCAGGATCATCAAATACCTCATCAGCCTCAGACTGTCCAGATATTCTAGTAGTAGTAAATTGTTTATATGACCCATTCGTAGACATATAATAAACTGCAGGAGCAGCACTAGAAGATACTGTTCCCTCATTATAAGAAGATCCTCTAAAAGTAACACCATAACTGGCACTACCTGAGAAAAATTGTCTATGACCCCAACTACCATTAACAACAGTAGGATTTCTTCTACCAGTTACTGGATTAATTGGTTTATTTTTATGCCAAACTTTAATGTAATCAAATCCATCTGATGGTTCTGTCCATCCAGTATCACCCCTATCAACACAAGCAATAGACCATATATTTGATTCAAAAGCATGACCAAATTGATTACCTGCGGAAGTTCCAGCAACGTGACTACCATGATAACTTATACTATAAGGATAACTAGGATATCCTTTTGCATGCAATAAAGCAGAACTTACTGTATAGTTCGTCAAAGATCCAGTTCCAGGAGCAACCAAACCTTCACTAGACCAATTAATACCATACTCGGAAGCACCGTGGATTAATATATCTCTTACTCTAGTATAATCCTCACAAGCAAGATTATTAGGAACAGATGTAACTCCTGGTTTTAAAAACTCTGGATGATCCCAACGAACACCAGTGTCCATAATAACAACATCAACATTCTTTCCTGATAATGTATACTCTAAATCACCGTAAATATATGTTTGAGATCCAAAAGCATCTGTATTATTCTTTTTACTATGCCTCAATAAACCCCATTGGGTAAAATCTAAAGTTGTTCCTGGATTACCTCCTCCACCAGCAGAATCTCTTCTATTCTCAAGATTATATTTAAATCTATTTGTAGTTAAATGACTATCAAACTCTTGATCATATTTTCTCTGTTCCAATTCATACTCATTATATAAAGTAGATCTTTCAACCCATTCAACTTTAGAATGATTTTTTAATATATCTGCCTCTGCAGGAGACATTTCATACACACTTCTCTTAGGAGAACACTTCATCTCTGAAGTACAATCAATCTTCCTATTTGGAATATCATCTATATTATTTTCATTAATTATATAATCATGAATCTCTTGCCAATCTGCGGCATCCTTTACACAAACTGCATATGGTTGTTGAGTATCAGGATATACAACAAGAACTCTACCAGTATTTGAATCTAATGTTGTGCTAATCATTATACTCCCTCTATTCTAGTGAAAACATATTCTAAATTCCCAGTAATTGCATTTTCTGGGGTAGCATTTATAGTGACCTCTCCATTAAAAATAGATGATCCAACAGAAACTAGTAAATCATCACCAGTATACGTTATACCATATTCTTGGGTCTGAGTATTGGTTCCATCATGAACTACAGTAACCTTCTGGGACTGTTTGCCATAAGTTCCACTACTAAAATACAATGTATAATCTGCTATCTCATTAGTTAAAGCAATATTATCTAACTGATGAGCAACAGTTGGTGAAGCAGTCCAGTTTCCAGCACCAGTTCCAGCTCCACCCCCACCACCACCAGATCCAGGAGGACCAGGAGGACCATCATTACCTGGAGGACCAGCACTGCCTGGAGTACCTGCAGGACCTGCAGGACCAGGAGAACCAGAAGGTCCAGCAGGACCAGAAGGTCCAGCAGGACCTGGAGTACCAGCAGGTCCTGGAGGACCACTAACACCCGAAATACCACTTAATTGAGATCCATCACCATAATAAACTGCAGCAGTCACAGAGGATCCTACTGATACATTTTGAACAACATCTAAATCATAAAAATATGAAGTTCCTGTTGTAGAAATACCTGGAATAGTAGCAGCGTTAATTGTAGATATACCAACTTTCCAAGTTGATCCATCCCATTTCCATGTTATATCATTTGCGGAATGGGTATCACCTACACTTGGACTGCTTGGAAAATTAATAGCCATCTATTTACCTCTATAACTGTGCTTGAATATCAGCATGTTTTGTATCTGGTGCTGGTTGATCTGGTTCAACAATTAAGTTACCCTCACTATCAGTCATATCTAATGACTTAACAGTATCATCTTGTCTTTCACCAACAACCATCCAAGAAATAGTGTCAGTGCAAGTATTATCTTGTGCTGTGATAGTTAATATATTGCCAGAAACAGACCCCTTAACAGCAGTCCATCCTGTTTCATTTGAGGTGAAGCATTGTATATCTCTATTTAATAAAACAAATGTCCCTTCAGTCATTCCTGCCTTTGTATCAATATTAACTGTGGCAGTACCATCAACCAAATCAATCTTACCACGATAGATAAGATCCATCTGCGGACCTTCAAGGAATGAATGAACCAAATGCTTGGTAGTAGATAACCCAGCTACTGGATGAGGAATCTTAAATGATCCACCACTCTTACTTAGAGTTCCTGTAATTGTAACACCACCAGAAGTTGTCTCTAGTTTCTTGGCTCCCGTATTTCCATAATACAATTCTGTAGCACCACCCCACCAACAGGCAACACCACTAAAGGCATTCAGATAAGGTCTAATGAATATATTACCCCAAATACCAGAAGTATTTTGTCCAGTAATCCAAAGGTTTGTATCCTTATTTTTATTTTGAATATATGTTGCAAAAGCACCAGGTCTATGATGTATCTCTAATCCATTAGATCCAATCTTTAATGTATTATCAGATCCAGAAGTAGTGCAATCTCCAATCTCAATATTCTTATTATTAACATCAAGATTACCACCAAGTTGAGGAGATGTATCACCTAAAAGATCAGTAGTAATACCAGTAAGTGAAGTATATGGATAATTTATCGCATTTGAAAGATTAAGTCCTGGAGTATTATATGATTGACCAAGAACAAGATTAACTCCACCAAGACCAATAGTTGAATTAGCCAATGCAGAATTAGTAACATTGGTTAAATTTGAACCATCACCAGCAAAAGAATCAGCACTTAAAGTTGTTCCATCGAAAGTTAAGTTAGAACTATCTTCTATCTCTCCACCAGTACCAGAGAAAACAACTCTAGTAGCAGTTAAATCTTCTACCTTCAATGTATTTGCTAATACTCCTGCATTAGCATCTATTACACTAGAGAAAGTCGAAACACCAGTAACATTTAAATCATCTAATTCTGTAAGACCGTCTACATCAATATCCACGAAAGTAGAAAGACCTGTGAATATTGATAAACCATTAAGAGTTGTATTATTAAGAATAACTGGTCCAGTATTAGCATTTACAGGACCTTGGAATGTTGAAGCAGAAGATACAATAACATCATCAAGAATAGATTGACCATCTACTTCAAGAGTTCCAGCACAATATAGATCAGTTAATCCAGTAAATCCTGTGGTGCTAATACCTTGAGGAGGTGCAGAATATATGTTAGTTAAATATTGCCCATCACCATGAAACTCTGTAGCAGTTGCCACACCAGACATACTCACGTTACCAAGATTAGTATGTCCACCTACAACTATAGAACCACTTATATCAGCAGGACCATTTGCATCAAGAGAACCAACAGTAGATATACCAGAAGTATTAAGAGTTCCTGTTACATTACCTACAATATTACCAGTAACATTACCAACAATATCTCCATAAAAATTAGTTGCTGTTACTATACCTGATGAAAATATATTTCCCGCATTAACTCTACCACCTATATCTAAAGTTCCAGTAGCAGATATATTACCAGTTCCAGAAATATTATAATTATTAAGATCTAAATCACCACCAAGTTGAGGTGTAGCATCATTAATAAGATCAGTTCCACCGCCACCTGATCCACCACCACCTGATCCAGGAGAAGCATCAACCCATTGAGAACTATCTACATCTGTATAATATATTTTTAAAATACCTTCATCAGATTTCCACCACAGAGCACCATCAGTAGGACTAGCAGGTGGTGTATCATTAGTTGTTACAATACCATCTAAATTAGATCCATCACCATAAAATTTATTAGCAGTTACATCATTACTAAATGTTCCATTATAAGCATTTACATTACCACCAACAACACTACCAACTAAGTTACCAACAAAAGTGGTAGCAGTTACAAGTCCACTAACATTAATACCACCAGATGCAACAATACCAGTAACATTTATATGTGGTGATCCAGTTAAATTAAGTGCTACAGTAGCAGTATCAGCATTACCATAACAATCACCCGTAATATTTCCTTCAAATCCATTCGCAGAAGTTACAATACCAGCAGCAACATTAATACCATTAGAATGAACTCTTAGACCAGATCTTGCAGTAACAAGTCCAACAGAATCTACATTAGTTACATCCTCATAAGTTAATGTCTGAACAACTGAAACATTATTAGCGACTATATCAGATACTGTTATATTTGGAGATCCAATTAATCCCTGAGCATTTACCGCAACAGTTGCAATACCTGCAGCATTACTATAGTGTCCTATATTAATTGTTGAAATTCCAGAAGCAGCATCATAATGAGCCGTTACACCATTGCCAACAAAGTTAACAGTTCCAGCAGTTCCTACAGTAGTTCCTTCATTTTGAAACTCTATTCCAGAAATTATTCCCTCCAAGTATTGACCATTACCACGATACTCAGTAGCAGTTATAACACCTACAACAATATTTGGTGATCCAGTTAATCCTTCAGAAAGGGTTGATATTCCAGATACTTCTGCATAAGTAGAAGTCGTATTAATTCCAGTTAAATTTGAACCATCACCGTGAAATTGGAAAGCGGTTATGACACCTACAGCATCAATATTATTGAATAATGATGTTCCTGTTGTGTTAATTCCTAACGCACTTCCACCACCAGCTTGTCCATTCGTAAGAGAATCTACGTTAAAAGAAATAAACTCAACTACATCACCCTCAAAACACGGAGAATATATTGTTATAGTATTGCCACCAGGAGCACTATATTCACTGTTAACTAACTTAACACCATTTACATATACATCAGTGAAGAAGGGATTATATGTAAATCCAGTAAATGTTGTTTGACCTGCAGTTGCAGTATGTAATATACTATCTCTAACTCCACCAAAACTTGCCCAAGTAACACCATCCTCAGTGCATTTTAAATATTGACCAGGACTACCAAGACTATCACCAGCACCTATACGCCCATTAAAAGTAGCAATACCAGATACAATTAAATTCCTAGCATTAATATCATCAACTGTAATAGATGAACCAGCACCAGTTACAGTAATATTAGGAGCATCTAATTGTTGTCCGACAGTTAGAATACCAGAAATATTAGTATCATTACTGATATTAACATTTCCTATTACACCAAGGACAAGTTTCTCATCGGTAAATGATGATATACCTATATGTTGATGTGATACTCTACCGCTTCTAAACCTTGCCATTAGTTGATATTAATTAAGGGTTTCCAATATACTTCCAATAAATTTTACATGATTAGGATTGCTTGCAGATAATTCTAAACTATCCCCAGACTCAAGAACTAACTTTCCTTGAGTTAAATTCATAGTATCATGACCTTGAATAGGCATACTTTTTACAACCTCTGTTCTTGTAGCACCTCTTACGTGATCCAAAGATACTGTATGAGATGTAGAATCTACATTGGTTGTTTGTGACAGTAAAACAACACCACTATATCCAACAGGAGCAGTATAAATTCCCACTGGTGTAGATGGTGCTACAAAGGTTACTGTTTTAAATACATTTAATGGTAAAGCCATTTTATAAATCTCCTCCTAGTGCTAGAATTAATGGCGTGACATTAGCGAATAAACTCTTGGAATAAAAATTACCAGTAATAGTTCCGCTAATTTGATCTATCTGGACACCCTCACCAATTCTAAAGTTTCCACCTTGGTCAGTGCTGGTATAAACAACTAATCCACCGTTACGGTTGTCAACTTCATTTGCCTGTATGGTGACACCTCCACGAGAAGGAAGAGAAGCAATTGGGTCAACACCACTACCAATATATTGGAATGAATGACTTGATGCTAATACTCTACTTTGTCTAAAGAAAGGAACCGAAACACCAAGACCAACAGGTCTTGGAAGATTTTCATTTGTAGTGATAGTGCAAATACCAGATGAAATAGGAGTTGAACTCTTAATAGAATAATAAGTTGGAATTAATTCTACAGTAGCCGTTGCTGTATTTATCCCCACGTCAGGAGCAGAAATTGTAATACTAGGAAGAGTTGTATATCCTCTACCATTTGAAACAAATTCAATTTCATCTACTTTATTATTAAAGATAGATGCAGAAGCTTGAGCAGCAACACCCCAATCATTAGAAGTGCTAGGATTTCCTATCGTAACTGTTGGTGCAACATTATATCCACTACCAGGATTAGTAATTTCCACATTACCAATACTATAATATAAATCATCAAAATAAACTACCTTACCATCAAATGGTCTGATAAGATTAATTACTGCTTTACCACCACCAATATATGTGTGTGCAAATCTATTAGGTCCAACATATGCAGTAAATGATTTACTATCAACAATAGAAGCAACACTAAACACACTTCCATACTTATCAGGGAATGTGTCATGAGTTGCTATACCAACATTGACTGTAAATGTATCAGCATCTGAACTTGTTTCTACACCTATTGTTTGATTATACACAGGATCAGTTGTTCTTGGATATGGATGATCTGTAGCATAATCATCCATAGAACATTTAAACACTATTGATCCAGCATCAATACTTACACTACTACCTGCTTTCTTTAAACCATCTGCAGTAGAAGATTTAAACCAATGCTCTGCAGTATCCTCAGATACTCCAACATTGACATCGAACTTATGGTTTGGTGTATCTACATTAGAAACTACCAACCACTTATTATAAGATGGATCTGTTACTCTTGGATATGAATGATCTGTAGCGTGATTATCTTTAGCACAAGTAAAAGTTAATGAATTTGCTTCTATCTTAATTAGATCACCATCACTTAATCCATGACCAGTGCTATGTAAAGTCAAAACACCAGTAGATGGAATATATGTAGCTGTTGAAATTGTAGCAGAAGTAGCAGCAGTTAATCCATGATTAGTTGCTGTTAAAGTCATCACTCCTGTTTGTGGATCATAAGCAACATCACTAGGAGTAATTTCATTACCACCAGTTACATTAATAGCACTAGTAGCAGCAGATACAAATTGATGTGTATAATTTCCATAATCACAAGTATAACCAAGTCTACCTAAACTAACACCCATACCAACAGAAAATCCGTGATCTGTATAGGTTGTTATTGTGACAATACCAGTTACATTATCATAAGGTGCATCTGAAATACTAGAAGTAGGAGCATCTAAAAGAACTTCAAACTTATCAAGGTTTGCAGGATGATCTGTAGTTGTGATAATACCAGTATATTGAACTGGACCTACACCATCAGCAATCAATCCATAATTACCAAAGGAAGAATTTGAGTTTGTTACATCACATTGTCCACCAGAATGACAAGCAACAGCTTGATCAAGGTTCATTGTGAACAATGAAACTATCTGAGCATATCCCTCATTACTAACAGAAACTCCTATACCATTTACATTATACTGGGTATAGGAGTCTGTAACCATACTTTTAAATGGACCTATTGAATCATTACCATCTACCTTCAATCCAATACTATTAGCAACTCTATTTGTGCAAAATCTTATATAAGGTGATTGTCCAACATACTGAATTTTATCTGGATCAAATGCAACTACTGCAACTCCAGGATCTACTGTTCCAGAAAATGTGAGCTCACTCAACATATTTCCAGGAGAAACATGGAATATATCCTTATCTATATTTGAGGGTGATATTGTTACTTCTCTTAAACTATCTCCAACAATACTTACTTGTTCTGGAACCTTTATTGGATTATTCTCTACATAAGTTCCAGCAGCAACATTAATAACGTATCCTTCTGATGCGACTCCGACTGCTGCTTTGAGTGTGAGTTTTGCGTCTGAGGGGGTTGCTCCTGAGTTTTCGTCGTCTCCGTCTTTGTTGACATATAAAACACCTGATATTGCAGCACCACCGATTTTTACAACATCCGTTCCAATACCAGGACGTGATCGTAAAGTATACAGATCAGCATCATAAGTATTAAGAGCTAATTCACCTAATTGTAAGTCCGATACTGCAGGTGCCTTTCCAGGAACAGCAGATCGTTTAATTCTAAACGGAGTCGCCATTTATAATGATCTCGGTATGAACCTTAAAACAAGCAGTATATACTGCTGAGTTATTTATTCAAGTTAAATTATTCCTTCTTGGGCGATACGCAAATAAATCTACTGGTGGATCGGGTCTCATCCATTTTCTAATCTCATGGTATCTTTCTAAAGAGAAAAAACTCTGATTAAAAAACCATTCTTCCCAATCTTCATGTCCCTTATCTTGATTACAAGAATGGCAACAACACAACACATTCTTTGTAAAATCTGGACCACCTTTTGCTCTAGGAACTATGTGATCTATTGTAAGATGATCTTCGCTACCACAATAGGCACATTTAAAATCCCAACTCTCTTTTATATCCCTCCTCCATAATCGTTTTGCTTCTGATGAACTTGTAGTTTGTAAGTTAAACACATAAGCCTTCGGAGTATGGAGAATAGTCATAAACTATTGCGAGTTACAATTATTTATTGATTACTATTCGCTTTTTCTTTTCTTTAGAATTGAAGTAATAAAACCAAATAACATTTGTATCAATGACTGCAACCAATTACCCTCTAATGTATCAAACATATACATGTTTAATCTAAAAGCATAGTTTGCTTCTACGATAATAGCATCTACTTGATGTTG